GATCGGCAGCGTCACGAGGTTGGTCGCGACGTATGCCTGCGAGGTGTACGCGCCAGGCCCTGTCGAGGCGAAAGCCGCAGGGCTGACGGGGATGTACGGAACGCCGCTGGACAGCGTGTTGTTGAACACCTGCCCCACCGTCGTACTGCTCATCTGCACGAAATAGATGCCCGCTGCCGACCCGGTGAAGATGGCATTGGCCGGCAGCCACATCCAGCAGGCGGGGATCACCACTGGCAGAGCGGTGCCGAGTGTGATGGCGCCGTTGTTGCCCATCGTTCCAGATGGCGGCAGCATCACGGGCACCGCACTCTGGTACGCCACGAACGGCGTCGCCACCGGCACACCGGTCAACGCGGCATTGACCACCATGTTGCCCGCGCCGTTGGTCAGCGGAACCTGGCCGGCCGACACGCTGACTGCAGCCGTGCCGCCGCTTAGTGTGGTGACGTTGGCGCGCAGGCCGACGTAGCCGAAGGCCAGCGGCAACTGCGCAGTGCCGGCCGCCGACAGATTGATCGTGGCAATCGTCGTCCACGCTGACCCGCTGCCGGCCGCCGTGGCGGCGTCGTTGGTCGCCTGCACCTGGCAGGTAAGCCCGGTGACGCCAGCGCCTGCGGTTACCGCTACCGTCGCGATTGCACCGATGCCAGTCAGTGGCGCAGACGCTTGCGGCGCGGCGGTCGTGGCGCTGCCGGCGAACAGGAAGGGCGTCGTGATGGGACTCGCGGGATTCCCAGCCCCGGACACCAGGGCGCGAACTGATGCCGCCTCGGTTGCGGTCAGCGCCCCGGTGGTATCGACCACGCCGTAATCGGCCCGCCCCGCGGTCACCAGCACTCGCACGACGGCCGGCGTGTTGTACGGCCCGAAGTCGCGGGTGCCCGTGACGGTGGTGGTCGTGGACGGCGCACCGGACAGGCCGGTGACCGATGCAGAGCCACCGGTGACGGTGACGCGCAGAACGTCCTGGGGCCGAAGCTCGACCTTGGCGCTCTCGTTGATGTCCAGGGATGCCATGGTGTCGAACCTCTCAAGCGCGCGGCCGTGCCGCGCATGGTTGTCGGCGTGTCAGACCACCAGCAGCATCGTGCCGGCCGTGGGGTCTGGGCCTACCGCCGCGGCGCATGTGCCGGCGGTGTCGCGGGCAAAGAGCGCGCGGCGCAGCGCCGTCAGGGCCTTGGCGTCGTTGGTGAAACTGCGGGACGCGCCACTTGGCGCGCCCTGCGATGCGATGCGGCGCGGTGCGCCGGCGGCAGCCACCAGGGCCACCGCCATGCACTGCACCAGCACCTGGGTCGATGCGCTGTAGCCGGCGGCCACCATCGCTGGCTCGCAGGCTGTGATCTCGTCGCACGCGGCCGTGAGCACCAAGTCCGGGACGCTGATGCCCAGCGTCTGGTCAAGGTACTCAGCGGCCTGCGCGCTGGAGATCACCGGCGTCAGCCCTTGGCGGCCTTGGCCGGCTTGGTGGCCCGCAGGGCTTCCAGTTCGGCCAGCGCAGCCTGCAGCTGCTCGCCCTGCGTGAACAGCATCTGCTGCGCTTCGGCTGCGGCTTGTTCGGCCGCATCCTTCAGCGCCAGCGCAGCCTGCAGCTGCTCGTCGACGCTGGGCGCCGGCTCGGGCTCCACGGGTGCCGCAGGCGGCTCCCAGGTGGCCACGGGCTCGGCATCGTCGGGTGCCGGCTTGCACTTGCCGACAGCCCAGCCGGGCACCCAGCCGGTCGACAGGGCCACGCAGTCGCCGACGACGGTTCCCGCAGGCCACGGCGCCTTCAGCGCGGTGATGATGACCTTCATCACGATCAGCTGGCCGTGGTGTGAGCCACCGGCATTTGACCGCTGAAGTCCGTGCGGAACTGCGGCGCGACGACGGCCATCACGTCGAAGGTGTAGTCGTCTTCCGGGTTCGCGCGGAACTTCGGGCGCGTGACCATCGGCATCGCGGACAGGATGCTGCCCCAGTTGCCGGTTTCCAGGCCCGCCACGCCGATGATGTTGTCGGCCGGGATGCGCGACGCCGGCACGATGTCGGCGATCTGCTCGATCTCGCGCAGGCGTTGCAGGATCGTCTTCGGGTAGCCGGCGACGAACTCGTTCACGCTGGCATAGACCCAGTCGCTGTAGTTCAGGAAGACCGTGATCTTGCCGTAGGCGTTGTCGCCGACGCACAGGTCGATGATCTGCTTGAACGCTGCCAGCCAGTTGGCACCGGTCGCGGTGTTGTTCAGGTCGAAGCCGTGCGTGCTGGTGTTGCGGTTCGGGTGGTTGCGCAGGCCGTAGATGGTCGCGCCACCGACGACGACGCTGGCGTCACCGTTGAGCACCAGGTCTTCCATCTTCTCGGCCACGCGGCGCTGGTGGTTGGCCAGCGTCTCGGTGTCCAGCATGCCGCCCTTGCGCAACACTTCCATCTGACGCCAGCCGAAGCGGGCCGTGCTGTTGATGACCGGGACCGGCGTGCCGGCGTACTTGATCTGCGCCTGATCGTCGGCACCGACCCAGCGGCCGTCCATCGACACGTTGACCGTGCCGCTGTCGCTGATCTGCGGGAAGTAGCTCACCAGGTCGCCGACCTGCACCGGGGTGGTGTTGGCGGTAGCCAGGCGCGCAAAGACGCTCAGCACGTCGCGCTGGATGGTGATGGCGCGGTCGTCGATGCGACGCCAGGCGTCCAGCGGCACCGGCGAGGCATTGCCCACGATGCCCATGTCGGCCGAGGCGTTGGCAGCCATGGCCGTCTGGCGCAGGTTGAAGCCGGCGCGGGCCGCATTGATGGCGGCTTGCTGTTCGGGAGTGAAGCGGATCATGTCGGGTGTCCTCTCAGGTCGGCCGATCAGGGCTTGGCGTAGATGTTGGCGATCTCGACCTCGATGAGGTCGCCTGCGCTCTTCGCGCCGGCTTCGAGTGCGAAGGCGACGACGGCATTCGTCGATGCAGCGGCGGCGCAGCGGCCAGCGGCGGCGATGGTCAGCTCTTGCCCGTAGGTGTACGTGGCGGCAGCCACGGCCACCAGGTAACGCTGACCGGGCTCGACCTGGTACGCGATACCGGTGTCGCCAGAGGCATAGGCCACCTTCAGCGGGTCGGTCGCGTTCAGCTGGTCGGTGCTGTAGAAGTCGCGATTGCTCAGCAGGCGCAGCATCGGGCCAATGGCCGTGGCTTGAGCCAGCGAGGAAGCGCCCTCGGTCACCCAGGTGCCGGGCAGCAGCGCGGCGGCCAAGACCTTGGCGTTGATGGTGTGGGGCTGGCGGTCGGTGGGGCCGCGGAAGATGTAGGCGGGCATGGGTCAGGCTCCTTCAGCTGATCAGCGCTTGGCGTCCAGCGCGGCGTTCATGTCGTAGGCGGCGAACTCGTCGCCGGGCTTGGTGGTGCCGCCGCTGTTGCCGGTGATGACCGGCGCGGCGATGGCCGTGCCCTTCAGTTCGCGGCAGCGGGCCAAGCCCATGGCCTTGAAGTCCTCGGCCTTCAGGCTGCTGTTCACGGACAGCTCGGTGGCCAGCGTGTTCAGTTCGGCGTCAGCAGCGGCGCGGGCCGTCGCTTCGAACTCGGCGACCTTGCTGTTCGCGGCGGTCAGCTGGGCCTGCACGGGTTGCAGGGTCAGTGCGTTGTAGTCCTTCATCAGCTGCTCGTCGGTCTTGCCGTCGATGGCGATGCCGGCAGCACGCAGCGCGTTGGTGATCAGTTCTTTCATGAGGTCCTCGCGGTTGGTGATCGGCTCGTATGTGACCTTTCTGGTCACCTCGACAGCAGACCCGGCAAATGCTACGGAGCCGGTCGAACTGACCGCATAGTCCTGGCGGTACAGCTTCCCGGTGCTGTCGCTCCATACGGCATAGCGGTCGAAGACTTCGCGCACCCAGGCACCCTCGGGGAGCGCCTCGTGCAGCGCGCTGATGATCTGGTCGAAGCTCAGCTCGGTGCCGTTGCCGATCAGGCGCATGACCCAGGCTTTCAGGCCGCTGGTGCGCCGGTCCTCGGGCTGGTCGCTCACCCGCACATGCTCGATGGGCGTCTCGCTGCCGTCGCTGTTCAGGAACAGGCCGACGCCGTCCTCGGGCGTGCCGGCGCCGCGCTCGTTCAGCAGGATGGCCAGATGGTCGTATCGGATGTTTGAAGCGACCGCGGTGTACTTCTTGCCGCGGCTCTCGCCGTTGGCGGTGATCGCGTCCAGCCACACGCCGGTGCTGACGTGGATCGGGTCGCTGTTCGTGCCGTCGATGGCAGCGTCCAGGCGCTCGATCAGCTTCACGCCGTCGGGGTGTGCCTTGGCCTGGGCCTCGTTGACGACGACGTCGACCAGCGTCTTGCCGCCGGCGTGGCGCGCGTTCTTGCACACCGCGCCGATATAGCTGGCCAGCAGGGCGTCGCCGTTCAGGGCGCTGATCGCGCGGCCGCTGGCGTCGCGCGGGTGGCCGGCCGGTGCGGGCTTGCCTTCCAGCGTCGGTGCACCGGCCGCCAGTTGCTCGGCCGGGTACAGCAGGCCATTCATGACGATCTCGTCGACGGCGCCGCAGACATCGCGCACGGTGTACGTGCCGCCAGTCTTGCTGACGTTGGCCGCATTGACTGCGGAGAGGATGTGGACTCGCTTGGTGGCCATCGGCTGCCCTGAGTGGGTGGATGGCGGCGAATGCTAGGGACGGGTGATCAGCCAGCCTGCGTCTTCTGCCACGCGGCCTTTTCCTTGGCCATCGCCTTCTTCAGCGTGTCCGTCAGGATCGGATTGCCGTCGGTGTCGAGCAGCGCCTCGGTCAAACCGCAGTAGCAGTTGTACCGGTTGCCGCGCTGCGTGTAGAACTCGCGCACCTCACCCGTGCTGTAGACCTTCCCGTGCCGGCTGGCATGCCAGGGCCGCGTCGTCGGCTTCAGCGCACTCGTCCACAGGATGCCCAGCGCCAGCCCGAACTGCTCTTGTGCGGCGTCGGCCTCAGCGGCGCGTGCCTGGCGCAGCGTGTCGGTGATGTCCGTCTGCGCATAGGAAAGCGCCTTCGACTTGCTGGCATCCAGCGCCTCAGCGATCTCGGCCCTCACTGCGCGCGGCGCCTTCCCGTCGACGACGGCCCGGCCGATGATCTGCGACAGCGTGGCGCGGCTCTCTGCCGCCAGCCCGGTCCAGTGCTCGTAGCTCTTGACCTGTGCCACGCCCACGCGGTCGCGGTACGGCTGCGAGTAGATGATCTGCTCCAGGCTGCGCGCGGCGGCGTAGGCCGGCGCGATGGCTGCCAGGTTGGTGGATGCCTGCGCCGCGCCCAGCTGCGATGCCTCGGCGTCGAAGGGCGACCACCAGAAGCTGTGCGCCGCCTCACGGCCGCTGGCGATCCACCGGTCCAGCGCCTCGCGCAGCGCTTGGCTGACGGCGGCCAGTTCATCCGGCGTCAGCGCGTAGACTGAACGGCCGACGGCGGCGTCGTTGATGCTGTAGACGCGAATCCGGTCGAAGACGGCCAGGACCTCGCGCTGCAGGCCGTCGAATCGCTTGCGGATCTGCGCCGAGGCGCGGCGCCTGATGCCGGCTGTGCCGGTGCGGTCGCCCGTGCTGCCGTTGGCGGCAGGAACGATGGGATCGCGCTGGCGCGGCGCCCGCATGCGTCAGGCTGCGGCGCGCAGGACCGGCGGTGGCGCTGGCGTCGGTGCCGGCGGCTGCGCGGGGTCGACCATCGGATCGGTGCCCTCGGGTAGCCCGTCGTCTGTGCGCTCTTCAAAGTCCATCACGCCGCGCAGCTCGTTGGCGTCGAACAGCGGCTCGGTCAGGCCTGCGGCGCTGGCCTGCTGCATAGCGCTGGTCATCTTGCCCAGC